TGACAAGATTATACCTATGGATAACGCTGAGTTGATTATCTCAGACCATAGACATAACCCTTTCCTAACAGAGAAGACTAGAGCTAAAATAGAGAGCCTAAAAGAGAAAGACCTAGACTTATGGAAGGTATACGCTAGAGGACGCACAGGCAAGATAGAAGGGCTTATATTAAAGAAGTGGTACGTACTCAATGAACCGTTCGAGGATAAGAAGCTGATAGGATATGGTATAGACTTCGGGTTTACGAATGACCCTAGTACATTGATAGAGGTAAGAATGCAAGACGGCGAACTTTGGGTTAAGGAGTTAATATATGAGACTGGACTAACTAACCAAGACCTTAGCCATAGGATGGAGATGCTGGAGGTTAGCAGAGGTGCTTTAATCGTAGCGGATAGTTCAGAGCCTAAGAGTATAGAGGAGCTTAGAAGGCTTCGCTGGACTATTGACGGGGTTAAGAAAGGTGCAGACAGTATCATGTTCGGTATTAACTTACTTAAAGGCTACACTATTAACGTACACGCCAGTAGCACTAATCTAATCAAGGAGCTAGAACAATATAAATGGAAGGTAGATAGAAACGGAGACAGTCTTAATGTTCCTATCGACAACTACAACCACGCGATAGACGCACTAAGATATTTAATAATGCACAAATTTAGTAAAAAAGGTTATGGGAAATACAAAGTTATTTAATCTGTCAGTAGGGCAGTATCAGATGTTAAACGCTATAGACGAAGAACTGTCTATAATTGAACAGAACATCTACGCAGTATCGATAATAAACGATATAACGTACGAAGAAGCAAGTAGGATACAGCTTAAGAACTTCAACTTAATAGTAGACGATTTAAGCAAGTTAAACGTCCGTATGTTAGAAAGACTTAAGATAGATAACTCTATACTGCTTAAGGGTGTTAAGTATCACTTAGAACATAAGCCTGAGAAGCTTACTAGCGGTCAGTTGTTAGATGTAATAAACATACGCAGTAAACATCAAGGGGAGGGAGTGCAAGTCATGGACTTGCTACTAGCCGCTATGGCAGTACCTAAGGGGATGAAGTACGGGGACGATAACCTGACAATAGGCGAGAGAGCCGCACTAATAAGAGATGCTAAATTATCGGAAGTTTGGAACATCTTTGTTTTTTTTTGGAATCTTTGGAACGCTTACTTGGACGATACGGAGGCCTCTTTAATGAGGTGGATGGACAAGTCGGCGAAGATGGTGAAGGAGATTTTGGACAGCGATGGGGACTCTACGGAATACTAGAGGCTATGGCTAAACTACACAACATAAGCATAAACGATACTACGAAATTAGGGTCTATTGAGTTCCTTAACTGGTGGTCGTACATGGTAGAAAAAGCAGACAAACAAAAGAATGAGCAATAAGCAAGAACAACTATATAAGGGCCTTACAGTCTATTGGCAGAAAACCGTAGACGAACTAGTAATGTCTCTTTACGAGGTAGGTAGAGTGGCAAGCGGCGANACCGCACAAAGNATAGGAGCGTTTAATAAGACACCCGTACAGATAAACTCTAAAGGGTTTAAGATAACTATAAGTATGCCTGACCACTATCAGTTCTTAGACGAAGGAGTCAGCGGCACTAAAAAGAATACAGGTATAAGTAGATTCAAATACAAAGACAAAATGCCCCCTATAAAGGCTATACGTAGATTTATGCTCAATAGAGGTATAAACGCACCCAGGGGCAGCAACACTAAGTCAGGGAAGCGTAGAGATGCGGAGTCTATTCGTAACGGTATAGCTTTCGCAATAGCTAAGAGCTTATACGAGAACGGACAGAAGCCCACAAAGTTCTACAGCAAAGTGATAAACGATAAGAAGCTAAAGGATTTTGAGAGAAGATTGACAGACTTATATAAGGCTAATATCATAGAGTCTATAAAAATAAAATAAATAATTCTTTGTGTATTAACTTTTAGTACTATATTTGTACCATAATAAGAAATAGAGATATGTATAATTACGAACACGAGGAATACTTTTTAGAAAAAAGAAACAGAAAAACAGAAGCAATGTTTGAAGCTGCTAAAGCAACGGTAAAAAAAGCAAAAGAACTTATAGAAACAGAGCTAAAAAACGATATTTAAAAAAGGATTAAAATAAAAAACGATATGAACAAAACAGAATTAAAAAACGGACAAGATTTCAGCTTTTCAAATGAAGCAAACGGAACAGAAGGATTTATCACTTGGAACAGTAGATTTAACAACTTCTCTATTCATTTCAACGCTAAATGTATTCACACATCAAAAACTTTTGCAGCATCTAAAAAGCGACTGGAAAAGTTAATGAGCGGTTGGGAATTGGAATTTGAAACTATTGAAGACTAAGGTACGAAAGAATTAACTTTCTTAATTAACGACTAACACACTAATACACATAAAAATAAACAACATGGAACAAACAACATTACAAGCATTAAAGACATTAAGAGACGCTGGATATTGCGTCGAGAATCTACCTCACATCTCAGACGTTCTAGATGTGTGTCACTGCACCAGCTCGGAAGCAATGGCACTACTTGACGACATGAGCGAAGAAGCTTACGGAGGAGACAGACTTCTTGATTTCGTTGAGCTTAAAGAATACACCCTAGTAGAGACTAACAATACAGAATGGTTCTTTTCTAGAATATACGAATAAGGGAAGCACCCAAGTAGTATGTACAAGCCTCTCAGGAATGGGAGGCTTTTTTAGTACCTTGAATTTTAAAGGGTGTCTTTGTATATATAAACACATGGCCATTACAATACAAGACCAACCTGATAATTCTTACGTGTACCCAGCGTATGCTCCAATAGAGTACTTATTGAGCTCTGACAATACAGCGGAAAGCGGCTTCAAGATTATATGCAAAGTATTCTACGAGCCTACTTCTTTATTGATAAGCACTCAGCAAATAAACATACGACCGTCAAGCACTCAGGCTATACTTAGCATTCAAGATGTAGTAAAATCCTTTGTTACATCTCAGTACTCGCTATTAAGTGGGGATTCGGTGAATGTCCAAGAAACAACTATTAACTCCTTTAACGTAGTATTCCAAGAGTACTATGATGGAGCTTTGCAAGGAAGTACAGAAACGTCAAGTAGCGTCTCAGTTCATAATGCATCTCCTACATACATCCAATTCGCCTCTAATGAGTGGCAAGAATACCAAGTAGCCGACAATCTATTAGCTGAAGACAAGTTTCTAAGTGGGTTTAATAACATAGGTAACGATTCCGCTGGATTAAGTTCAGCCACGAATTGGCTAAAGGTAAAGGATGACCAAAAGCTCCAAATACAATGGTTACAAAGGACGTCTTCGGTTAGAGAAGAAATCATATTTCAAACTTTTGACGCTTCTTTCTCTGTAATATCTACAAGCACCTTAGACTTAGGGCTTAAAGATGTAGGGTATTACTCTTTAGACATAGGCAGACAAGAAGTGGGGGCTCACTCTTGGGATACTCCCCCAGTGTTTACTAACGCTAAATATTTTGCTATTGTAATATATGAAGATTTTTTCTCTGCACCAATATCTAAGTGGTACTTTTATGAGATAGATGAATGCGATACTAACTACACATCATACGAATTGCATTGGCTTAATAGATGGGGCGGCTTTGATAGCTTCGTATTTGACGGTAAGAGCAGAGAGACGGCAAGTATCGAAAAGACCTTTGCTAAATACTCTACGGATAGAATAAACGGAACATCCTTACAGTACACTACATCAGCACAACGCACAAGAGCGTTTAATACGTCTGTAAGAGAGTCTTATAGTCTTAATAGTAGATTACTGTCAGATTTTGAGTCGGACGGCTTAGAAGACCTTATATCGTCTCCTGAGGTTTACTGGAATAGTCCTGACGGTTTTGTGAATGTAAACGTAGAAGGCACTACTTACGAGCGTAAGAGGTCAGAAAACGGCAAGGTGTTTAGTTTAGCTTTGACAATGACCGTAGACAATAGCGACAAGAGACAATGGTAATAGAGCATATCATAGCGGGGAACACAATACCGCATAACGAAGGGGCTATTCCTTTGACTAAGGAGGCGTATGATGTCAATAACCCACAGAAGAGGCTTACAGATTTTAGTAAGACTATTACTATTCCGTCGGACAAAAAGGTTAATCAAATATTTGAACACTCTTTCGACGTAAATGTTCAGTTTAATACATTCAACCCGAACTTAAAAACAAGCTACCAAATCGTACAAGACGGTATACTTGTTATGGACGGGTATTGCCAGCTGTCAAGCATAGAGAACTTAGACGGTTTGATAACCTACAAGATACTCGCTACGGGGAAGGTTGGCAATCTGTTTGAAATAATAAAAGAAAGGTACTTACAGGATTTAGACCTAGCTGCCTTAGACCACGCTTGGAATGAGTTTAATATAGAGGAAAGCTGGACTGCCCCAATAGGAGAAGGCTATGTTTACCCTATGATAGATTTCGGTAGAACAAGGTTTGACCAATGGGAGGTAGACGAATTTAAGCCAGCAATATATTTAAAGCAATACATAGACGCTATTATTTATGAGGCTGGATTTACCTACGATAGCACCTTTTTTGACACTACACTATTTAAGAGCCTTATAGTGCCGTATGCAGGTGGTGACATTCTTTTAGATAACGCTGCTATATTATGCCGAGAGTTCTTGCTAAATAGCGAGAGCAGTCAGACTATACCTTGCCACGACTTCTCAAGCTTTGAACAAGTAGAAAGTAGTACGTTAATATTTGGAGATGATGGTGGTGTCGGGTTCTTTACGTCGAGAGTAATAGCTGACGGCGGAATCGTTGAAAACGTAGATTGCTTAGAGGACCTGTATAAAGGAGATAGCGAAACTTCCAACACTTGCGATGACGAGTACAACCTAACTACTGGTCAATTCGTAGCGGCTCAGGATGGGGAGTTTACTTTTCAAGGTCAGCTAAACTTTGATATGAGGTATACGGAGAGCACTGGACAAAGTGGTACAAATACTACAAACACTTTAAACGGTTTCCACGATGGGGCGTTAGGTTCTGTTACAGACTTTAAAGCAAACGTAAGAATTCAACTTGTAGAAAAAACTGGACTTACGTATAAGGTAGTAGACACTATATTTCCTAACTTTACTGCTGCGGCTTTAGCTAACCCTTTGCAAGCTGGCTCAGGTCAGGTAACTGATTTACCTAATAATGTAACAAATTTTAAAACTGGCAAAATACAAGTAAAACAAGGGTCTAAGTATTTTTTAGCAGTTGGGAAAGTTAGGTATAGCGGACAACTTACGGTTACTAACCAAGTAAACCAACCTTATTTATCTCCTATCCAGCAAGACAACTTAGAGGACTTTGAATTTATACTAAAGTCTTCTACGTTAGCCACTAAATTATCGGATAAGCAAATAGACGTAGGTGGTACAATAGACACTCGCTTAGTAGTGCCTAACAACATAAAACAGATAGACCTATTCAGCAGCGTTATTAAAAGGTTTAATTTATATATTGACTACGATATACTCGACCCTAACAAGCTAATAATAGAAACAAGAGACGACTACCTGACAGACGACAGAGTAGACATAGAGACTATGGTAGATAGGTCTAGAAGCTACGACATAAAGCCTCTCGGAGCGTTAGATGCTGGTAGGTATATATTTGCTGACCAATTAGACAAAGACTCCTTAAACGAGAACTATAATAGTATTACGGATGAGGTGTACGGTCAGAAAACTGTAGAAGTTGATAATGACTTTCTTACTCAGGATAAAACTATATCAACTATATTCGCTCCTACTCCGCTATTAAGTTACGACGATAATGACAGAAAGCTATCCGCTATAATATTCGTAGACAAAGAGGGGCAGACTACGCAGTCTAACGCTAAAATAAGGCTGCTATATTGGGGCGGTATGTTACCTACTGCTAACTATTGGAATTTGGGCAGCAATCCATTATACCAAAATTACCCTAACTATCCGTATGCTGGACATTTAGATAACCCATACGCTCCTACGTTCGATTTAAATTGGGGCACTCCTAATCAGCTATTCTATGATTTCAGTTCAGGCAACCCAGACGACTTTGCCTACCCAAATACAAACTGCTATAACTTTTTTTGGAGCAAATACATAAACGAGATTACAGACAAAAATAGTAAGATACTAGAGTGTTATGTGGCTTTGAAACCATACGACTATAACGAGCTCTCATTCAGAAAGAGCTACTATATTGACGGCAATTATTGGAGACTTCTTAAAGTTACTGATTTTGATGCGGTAGGAGAAGCTACTACTAAATGTACATTCCTATTAACTGAGCCAAAGGATGCCTTTGTAGGCGAAATTAAGCCAATAAGAGGCGGCGGAGGGGTATACGATACGGAAGAGAAATTACCTGTATTGGATGGGCTTGTAAAGATTAACAGAAACAGCGGTCAAACTTACGACAGCTTACAGTTCGGGGAAAATGTCAAAGGAGGTAAACGTTCCTTAATTGCTTCTGATAATGTGAGCCAATCTTTCAACGCGATAAACGCTCTAGTAGTAGGCAGTGACAATTCAGAGATTAACGCAGATAACGTCACTTTGATTAACAGCCCGAATATTAGCACCCTTAGACCTAACGAGGCGTACATTAATGGTTTATTTGCTGAGAAACTTGTAAACATCACACTACCCTATGACGTTATCACTAATCTAGAGAGCGAATTGCAAGTACTCCCACCTTTGTCGTCTGACGAGTTCTACGAAGTTACGAGAGGGTACGTTCGTCTGAACGGCAACGCTACTACTGCTGGAAGTCACAAGGTTGACATAGTAGAAGATGACGCTTCGGCTCACTTATTGGCAGAAATACCAAGTGCATTCTTTAACATAGACAACAATACAGACCTATTACAGACAGTAGCACATAACACCACACCTATACACTTCGGTAGTGGCTTAAAATTAACAGCAAACAATAATATGAGTTTCGACGCTGGAACATCACTCACCATAAACTTAGTTTACAGAATAATAAAATTATAATGGCCGATAAAAAAATAGCATTAGAGTTAACCGTAGCACTTGCGGACTCAAACAAATCTTTAGAAGAACTAAACGCTCTACTAAAAGAAGCGAAAAAGGAAATTAAAAAAACCAGCAAGGGTTCAGAAGATTTCAAAAAGCTAGACGCTCAGATTAAAAAGACTGAGAGTTCTATGAAAAAGGCTTCTAAGTCGACTAAGAGTTTAGGCACTGATTTAAGCGGTGTAGACTCTTTGACTGGTGGTTTGAGTTCTAAGTTCGGTAGATTTAGGGGGGTTATTGGAGGCGTAATAAAATCCTTTAAGAGCTTAAAATTTGCCATAGCTGCGACTGGTATAGGTGCTTTAGTTTTGGCAGTAGTAGCCGTAGGTAAAGCGTTCACAGCAAGTGAAGCTGGTCAAAACAAATTTGCTAAGATAATGGGCGTTATAGGTGCTGTAACTGGTAACCTTATAGACTTATTAGCGGACTTAGGGGAGAAGATAATATCTGTATTTGAGAACCCAAAGCAAGCGGTTCAAGACTTTGCGGATTTAATAAAAGACAATATAATTACAAGATTCGAAGGTCTTACGGAGCTTATACCGAAATTAGGAGAGGCGATAAACCTACTATTTAAAGGTGAGTTTTCGGAGGCTGGCAAGGTCGCTGCAGACGCGGTAGGTAAGGTTACTCTCGGTGTAGATAGTATTACAGATAGTATAGGTAATGCAATAGATAAAACAAAAGAGTTCGTAGCAGAGCAAATAAAAGAAGGGAAAGCCGCCGCAAGTGTTGCGAACATGAGGGCGAAAGCGGACAAATTAGAGCGTGCTTTACTAATAGAGAGAAGTAAGAAAGAGAGTCAGATAGCTGAGTTGAGACTAAAGGCCCGAAAGGAGAATGAATTTAGTGCAGCTGAAAGAAAAGAGGCTTTACTAGAAGCTCAAGTATTAGAGGATGCGTTACTAGATAAAGAGACGGAAGCTTTAGAATTGCGGAAGAATGCTCAAGTGCTTGAGAATACTTTCAGTAGAACAGACAAAGAGAACTTAGACAAAGAGGCCAGAGCTAGAGCAGCGGTAAATAACCAAATAGCTAAAAGAGCAAACGTAGCTAGACAACTACAAAGAGAATTAAATACCGTAAACACACAAGCGAGGACAGAACAGGCGGCAATAGATGCGGCTGATAAGTTAGCCGCTAAAGCGAAAGAAGATGCTTTAGAAGCGATTAGAATCGCTGGCGTAGTATCGCAAGATGAAAAGAGAGCGGAAGAAATACGGAAAGAAAATCAAAAGTATACCGACCTCTTAAGCTTGGCCGCTATTCACATAACAGACAAGGACGAATTGGCTGCTACTGAATTGGAATTAAAAGCAGCTCAAAACGAAAGGATAAAAGAGCTACAAGCAAAATTCTTAAAAGAGGACAAGGACGCAAAAGACAAGGCGGCAAAAGAAGACGAAGAAAGAACTAAAAAACAAAAAGACATTGACCAAGAGGCACAGGACGCTAAATTTCAAAGTGCAAGAGATGTAACTACTTTAATATCGGGTCTAGCTGACGTATTGGCACAGGGGAGTGAAGAGCAACAAAAGAAAGCGTTTAAATTAAATAAGGCTGCATCTATAGGTTCTGCGGTAATCAATACGGCACAGGGTGTAAGTAAGGCTTTCGCACAGGGCGGTGTAGGTGGATTCGTTACGGGAGCTGCGGTTGCGGCGGCTGGTATTGTACAAATAAACAAAATATCAAAAACGCAATTTAAAGGTGGAGGGTCTGTAGATACTCCTACACCCTCCCCAACACTAGGAGGCGGCGACGCTGGAACTCAGCCGAACGTTCCAAGCTTAAACACTTCTCTAAATAAAACGCCTACAACTAAGGTAATAGTGACAGAGACAGACATAAGAAAAGCGACTAGAAGCATAGACGGAATTTACAATAAAGCCGTAGTGGTAGAATAGTATTACGCCCTATTACCCAATTTATAATCAACACGTATATATAATAGAATGGACTTACCTTTTATAGAATTCAAACTAACAGACGATGTCGAGGGACTTCAAGCGATAGCTTTGGTTGACAGACCAGCTATAGGCGTGAATTACCAAGCATTTGACACTCAGAAATTCGAGGTAATCAACGAAGAGCAGAGAATAGTTATGGGTGCTGCTATGATTCCTAACCTCCCTATTTACAGACGGGACGAAAGGGGCGAGTATTACGCTGTATTCAAGAAAGAAACCATAAAAGCTTTAGTACAGAAGTATTTTAAAGAGTCAAAGCAAGGTTCTTTCAATGAGCAACACGACCAATTTAAGATACTAGACGGCGTATATGTATACCAATCGTTCATAACAGACGAAAAACTAGGCATATCAGCCCCTAGAGGCTTCGATAATATCGCCGACGGAACTTGGTTTATAGCTGCTAAGGTAGAAAACGACGAAGCATGGGCGAAAGTTAAGGAAGATGGTCTACTCAAAGGATTTAGTGTAGAAGGTATTTTCGATTTAGAACCGTATAAATTTAAACAAATGAATAAAATCAATTTAGAGAGTGTTATAAGCACTTTAAAATCTGTATTTGCTGACGCAGAGACAGAAGAAGTAGTAGCCGAAGAAAAGTTCGGTGAAGGTACTTTGGTGGACGGTACAATCGTCAAGTGGGAAGGCGAACTCGTAGAGGGTGCGGCACTTGCTGTAGTTATGCCAGAGGGCGAAGTAGCTGCTCCTGATGGTATCCACGAACTTTCTGACGGGACTGTTATAGAAACAGCTGGCGGTTTAGTTGTGAGCATTACTGCTTTGGAAGCTGCAAATGAAGATGAGGTCGAAAACGAATTCACAGCAGAAGAACTTTCAGAGATGCTAGAGAAAGCTATGGCTAAATACGCCGAAGCGTTCACTGCTACTCTAGAGACTATCAAGTCTGAGAACGAAACTTTAAGAACTGAACTTTCAGAGATTAAGTCTACAAAAGAAGAATTAAAAAATGAGTTTTCTGAAACACTAAGAAAAGTGGGAGAGGACTTAGAAGAACTAGCAAAAAGCGAAAGTGCTACAGCTAAAAAGCCACAAGAATTCAAAGCAACTACAAGAGCTGAAAAAGCTGCTCGAATGGGTGCAATAATCAGAGCAAACAATTTAAATAAATAAACAACAATGAGTTTCGATGTATCAAGCTTAACGGACTACGTTAACGAACAATCAACAGACCTAATCTCAAGGTTATACTTTGAGAAAACTTCAAGCGACTATTTCACTCTACAATCAGGAGTTAAGAAAACTGACGCACTACACTTACTTTCAGTAACTGCATTCCCACAAGACGGAAGCAACTGTTCTCCAACCGCTTCTGGCGATGTGAACTTTAGTGATAGAGACCTTACAGTAGGTCAAATCACTTACTTCTCTGGATTCTGCATGAAAGACCTTATCCCTAAGTACACTCAAATCATGCTTAAGGCAGGGAACGCTGAGACTGAGGACATGGCTTTCGAGTCTGAGGTTGCTGAATCGGTTATCAAAACAATAATGGAGCATAACGAAATAGCTGACTGGACTGGAGACACTGCAAGTGCAAACGTTTATATCAATAAGTATGACGGTCTTATCAAAATAATTGATGCTGCTACTACTGCTGTAGATGGCAACACTTCTTCTGCTACTTCTATCACTTCTGGTGCTTCTGGTAACGTAGACACTCTTATTACTGACATGGCTAACGCTAGACCAGCTAATGTAAAGTCTGCTTCTAATCAAGTTCTTTTTGTTGGACAAGATACTTTTGATAAGTATGTTGACACTTTGAACGCTAAGAACCTATACAACGTAGATGCTACTGCATGGGCTAGTTACACTATGGGTGTAGTTGGTAAAAACGTTACGCTTGTAGGTGTGAACGGACTAGACGGTACTGACAGAATGTTCTTAGGCACGCAAGAGAATTTCTTCTTAGGTTTTGATTTGCAAAACGACGAGGAAGAATTCGATATGTGGTACGACAAGAAAGACGATAAGGTATACTACCGAGTTAAATTTAAGAGAGGTTTACAAGTAGCATATCCAAACGAAATAGTAGAATTCTCATTTTAATCATAACCCATAACAATTTAAATAATAAATATTATGGCGTGTGATTTAACAACAGGATTCATCGTAGGATGCAACGACAGTGCTGGGGGTATTAGCGAATTTTGGTTCGCTAATATGCCAGCCGACTTTGCAGTAGCTTACGATACGGATGGACAAGCAAGTGGCATCACTGGCACTGGGCTCGGATACTACAAATACGAAACTACAAACGCACAAGGAGCTGCGTCTGTTATGAACGATAACCCAACGGTTAACGACCAGAACGGAACAAGCTACTTCGACCAAACTGCTACGTATGTGTTGAACAAGATGGACAACGCAAAACGCAATGAGGTGAAAATGTTAGCAAGAGCAAAACTGTCTATTATTGTAAAAGACAACAATGGCTCATATTGGCTAATGGGAGCTACTAACGGGGTTAGAATGACCGCGGGCGACAATGGTACAGGAACGGCACTAGGAGACAGAAACGGATACAGCCTTTCTTTTCAAGGCCAAGAGCCAGAGCCTATCGCTTTAGTGACTTCTGACGCTGCTTTTCCAGCTGCTTAATTAATACTTTTTTTTATTGCCCACCACTATAGACGGTGGTGGGTTTTTTTTTACACATGGATATAATCG